ATTTTCACCAGAAAAACGTCAAGATATAGCCGCAAAAACAAGTACAGAAGATGAGATCGAAAGTTTCAAAAAAGAAATGTATGAAAAATTGGACAAGGCTATAGAAATTTTACTAACTAAGGGTACAAATTATAAACAAAATAAAAACATTATTGTAAGAATATCTGATGATTCATACGCAAAAAAAACTATAAAACAAAGAGAATTTAAAACTATATAATATGGCAGAAAATACTAAAACACTTGACATTACCGTAATTATACCAATACATTCGGTAGCAAATGAAAAAACTGGTGAATACCTTGATATTGCTTTGAATAGCATATCTGTTAATGAAGTAAAACCTAAAGAAGTTTTGATTGTTAGATGCGGCTGCGGAGATGTGAGAGAATTTTTGAATGAGTTTGACCTCACCAAATATAACTTGAACGCTCGTGTAATCGAAAACATAACTGGTAAATCATTCCAGAATCAAATGAATTACGCTGTATCTCAGGTTACAACCGAATATTTCAGCTTACTTGAATTTGATGATGAGTATGCTTCGAATTGGTTCAAAAATGTTGGTAAATACATGGAGAAAAACCCTGATATCGATATGTTCCTACCTATCGTATCTGATGTTGATCAAAATAATAAATTTTTGATGATGACAAATGAAGCTGCGTGGGCATATAATTTCTCAGAAGAAATGGGTGTTATTGATAACGAAACTTTAATGAACTTCCCTAATATCAATATTGATGGTATGGTTACAAAGAAAGAATCATATTTAGCAGCTGGTGGTATAAAACCTTCAATAAAATTAAGTTTCAATTACGAATTTCTTTTAAGATTTACAAAGAATGGTTATAAAATCATGGTTGTGCCAAAAATTGGTTACAAACATGTGAACATGAGGACAGATTCTCTGTTTTGGAATTATAAAAATGATCCAGTTGAAAAAATTTCACCAGATGAAGCGAAATTTTGGATGGAATTAGCGCAAAAAGAATATTACTACAAACAAGATAGAAATGTTATCTATGCGCCAACAACACAAGACACAGAAGTAAGTAATGGTTAATAAAAAAAACAAGAACTATTATGATATCGACCAAGAACAGGCCGTTTTATTATTCTTAAAATCAAAATCTAATGAAGAAAGAACTAAAATCTATAGAGAACATCTCCAGGATCCAATCAATAAAATGATTGAAATTATCATCAGAAGATATAAACTGGAAAGAAAATCTGAAGCTTTTCCTGATATTCATGCTGACGCTTTATCATTTTTGATGACCAAATTTGATAAATTCAAACCAGAGAGAAACAAAAAATCGTACTCATATTTTGGAACGATTTGCAGAAATTACCTAAAAGGTGAATTGATTAAAGAATATAAAAAAAATAGGTTACATAAAGATATCGAAACAGCTGAGAGTGAATTACTTGAGAGAGCTGACCAAAAATACAGAATTGATGATGACGGATTTAACACCAGCGTTTTTCTCGAAAAATTGATGGATAAGTTAAAAGAAGAGATAAATTCTGAAAATTTGAACGATAATGAGTTCAAAGTAGGCCATTCATTAATTAAAATTTTAGAGGATTGGGAAGAACTTTTTGCTGATGCCAGTAACAAAAGTCACACTAAATTCAATAAAAATCTAATATTGCTATATATTAGAAATATGACTGGACTATCAACAAAAGAGATAAGAAACAGCATGAAAAGGTTCAAAACTCTTTATTTTATTTTCAAAAACGATTTTATAGAAGAGTAATATTTATATTAAAAGAGCTATGAACATGATTAACAGAAAGAAAAAGGTAGATATCAGTGAGGATTCATTGAAAGATCTTATGCAAGAAACTTATAATGAGATTGTTGATGAAAGAAATAGAGCTTTAAGCGCTTATAAGAAGTTCACAAAGGATATTAATGAGAATACTGACATAGCCTTGGTTGGTAAGATAACTAACGAACTTCTTAAAATAATGGATGCTGCCACTGAGAAAAAACTTAGATTAATCAAACTACAAGGCGATTATCTATATAAAAATGGTAAACCTTCTGATTCTACTTCTTCTGATTTTGGCATTAGTGATGATGACAAAAAATGGATTCAATCACAGGTTAAAAACGGTAGTGTTGAAGAAAATACAAAAGAATATGATGAATAATGGGTGCACAAAGTGAAATATTTGCAAGATATCGTTCATTATACGATGATTCGGTAATACAACCAACAGAAAGTCCAACAAGTAAGAAAATTGACAACCTTAGCTTTGTCGATTTTTTGTTTGAGATAATCAAATCAACCAAAGGTCAAACTCAATTCAAAGATTTGATATTGAAGGGTTGTATGAGCGAATTAAAAAAAGGTGATGAGATTAATAAAGAAATAATTAATATTTTAATCCAAGATTTTGGTTGTAATAGCAATTTGTTAATTCCCACAAATCTTACTGAATTATCTGTTAATGGTATTGAGTTGTCAAAAACGGAAATAGATTTGTTTGGTCTACTTAGTTTAGACCCTAATCAATCTCCAGGTAAATATCTTTATGAAGGAAATGACATAACTAAACATGTAAATTTCTTTTTATATAAAGGACAAACTACAAACGAGAATTCACCAATATCTTTTAAATATAATAATAACACTTTGTTCACAATATATGCAGAAGATAGTTCAACATTTGTTTTTAAATTTGGTAGTTTTTACAAGAATAAATTGTTTGGTGTATGGTTGGAAGACTATTTAACAGCAATTTCACCAATATTTAATTTTGCTTTATTTTTATCAACAATCACAGATTTAGTAACTGGTGCCTTATCATTTGGTAGTTCCAAAACCGAAATACAATTAAGTCAACAAAATAGCATACTTGCGGCATTACAAAAGATTTTTGGGTTTTGTAGTGAATCAAATACTGGAAATAATAATACGAACGGATCTCCTACAGGTTATCTTAATAATCAAAACGGTAATTTAAGTAATTCAAATAATGACGGTGCCATAACAACAAATTTTGGTGATACACAAACAAATGATTTGAATAATGGTGATACAACAGATTATTTTGCATTTGATGCACCAACACTTGATGAAATTAATACGCAAGCACAATTACAATCTGATAATTTAGTAAGATTTTCAACTTGTGATAACTTAGATGTTCCAGTTGATTCAGCGGCTGTTATCAATGCATTAGATAGCTTGTTCAACATTTCAAAAAATGATACACAAATTGTTGATTACACTAAAGGTAATTCAGCATTATCTGATCCATCTTTAAAATTACCAGTTAATGCTGATCCAACAGCATACGATAACACAAATGTTAAACCAAATGTTGACCAGGCTACAGAATTGTTATCATCATCTATAAGTCAAGGATTAACAGATTTATTAAATGGTGGTGAAATTACTTTACAGGTAGATTTACCAAATATAAATGCTGAGTTTCAATTAAACATTTTAAAATCAATACCATATGCAGCAATGCAAATGATGCTTTCACCTAAACTATTACTTATACCTAAATTGTATGGTTATTTATCTGGTGATACGTCAACAAAAGCTTCAACTGAAGTTGTTAATCAATTGTCTGTTATTATTGCAAAAATTGGGGAAGTAATTGTAAAACTTATTATTGACAACATATTCAATTCGATCAAAAATGATTTGATCAATCTCGCTAAAAATCTTGCGTTGAATTATTTAAAACAAAGAGGTATAGATTATTTAGCTTGTCTTTCATCATTACTTGGTTTACTTGGTATATTTAACGGTTTTAGTAGTAACTGTACAAGTATCCTTGACCAGTTATTAAAGATTTTAAAATTGGCAAATCTGGCAACACCAATGCCACCAATTCCTCCACCGTTGATTCTTGTTGCAGGAGCTTTGAAACCTGGTATGAACCATGTTGCACTTATGGGTGATATAAAATCTGCTTTAGAACAAAAAGGAATTGTGACCGCACCAACTTTACCAGACGGCTCACCAAATAATATGATGATTGCTATTGAAGAAACCATGAAAGCAACCATAACACACATAAAAACAAATGCTAATATTTCAGTTGCCGTTTCTGGTAGCCCAGTATTACAATTTGGTTACGGTCAAATTCAATAAATATGAAAAATAAAATATTGGAAGAAATTTGTAAAACATATAAAGATAAATCTAACAAAGACTTATCTAAAATTGCTGTTAATTTGAATAATGACTTTAATGTTATGAAAGAAACATTATTAGAATTAACGATTGCTTTAGGTGAGATTGAGGAAACTTATGATAAGGTTTATAATGAGTTACAAAAACGTTTAAAATTTAAGGATAATGGCTAATATTGAAGTATTATATGGTGTATGTGTTTTTAATGATGATCCTGATAATTCAGAAAGGATCCGTTTTTATGATGTTTCTTTATTAGAAAATCCAACAAGAACGGTTAAAGATATTGAAGCTATAATAGGTACTAATGATAATACTAATACCTATTTACCGTGGAGATATTCCACAGTAAACAAAAAAACAGATCCATATCTGTCAGAACCCTTTTTACCAAAATTTTTCAATATTGTACCAAATCCTGGCCAATTAGTTAAACTAATCAAATACAATACACAACCTGAAAAATATGAATATGTTGGACCTATCACAACGGATATAATACAATCAAAGCAAGGTTATTACATGGGACTTCAAAAGTCCAGACCAAATAATAATGGCGCATCTGGTATTGTTCCAGACCCTTCTAAATTTACAATAAACGGTAAAGATAATGAACAAATTATACTTGGTGGTAATAGTATAATACAAAGATTAGATTATTTTACATCACAAAAACAAAAAAAAGATAATTATCCTTTTATACAATTTGTTGAATTTCCTTCAAAATCAACTATTGATACTGTAACAAGTACACAAGTAAAAGAAATAGATTTTAGTATAGATTTTGTCGTTTCGGTAAAATTTGACTATAAACAAGCAACTTCAGCTGATGATAAAAATCTAACTTGTTATATACAAATTTATGACTCAAAAAAAATTATTAATCCAAACGGTTTGTCTGGACTAAAAAAATCTATGGTTACCTTCACGGATGGTTTTAGATCTACATTAAATAATCCAGTCATAACTTTTACAATAACAACTAAATCTGCTAATAAATTAATCGAAACATTTACTGATGTTTTAACATCAATGAAAAATCAGTTAATATACAAGTACCCTTCAAACTATAACATCGAAGATTTTACCTATACTGATAGCACTCAAAATATTAACATTGTTAATCAATTTGGATTTTTACCCAATGATGGTGGTGCGTTACCAGAAACACCTAATACCATAGTAAATAATAATTTTGTTGTTATAGGTGATATTACCCAAGTAGCTTTTACAACATTGAGTCAAGCCACATTAAGCTCAACATACGGTGTTAAGAATATTTCTGACGATCCTGAATTTCTCACTATAGCAAATTTTGTATCTCAAAGAACTTATGAAAATTTTGTAACCAAATTACAAAATACGTCTAAAGTTGAAACAACAACATCAGATACTAATAGTTTTCAAAACACAACCGATAGTGTACATATACAACATGTAGATAAAATATTACTTTATTCTACAGAGAATGATATACCACTTGTGGAAAAAACAGCGTCAGTAGACGGCACAACACAACAAAAAATTGCTGAAATATTCAAAAATTCTGGCTCACAAGAAGAAAGATTCAAATTAGCATCCCCAGCAGTTCGAGGTGACAAATTATTAAATATTTTAATACGTCTAATTGGTTTATTATTAAATCATGGTCACGTTGCTGGTGTTAATGTATCCGATTCTTTAGATGAAACATCAAGGCAAGAATTGGCAAGCATAATACAAGACCTACAAAAAGATTTACAGGACGATAAAAATAGTGTAACTCTTAACCATTATATACGATTAAATTAAACTATTTATCAATATGGGTATTTATAGAACATATTTTGATAAAAATAATACGATTGTTAAGAATAGTTATGTAAACACGGCTAAAAACCCTGTTTCAGAACTATATTGCGGCGCAAATATTAGTCGATTTCTTTTCTTTTGTAATTTTTCTGAGCTATCGAGCATGGTTGCCGATAAGAGTGTAATTTTAGATAGTAACACAAGACATATATTAAAAATTAAAAATACATCTGATTTTGATGTAAAAGATTATCTCAATATTGATAATAATCTTGCTATTGGTGATGG